GAGACAGCACTAGCAGTGAATATTACATTGTTAAAGACACACCTATTGCAAGGTATGCGGCTTTGGCAGCTATGGGCGGAGATCAAAAATTAGTGTTAGAGCCCAACAATGTATTAATTGTAGAAACAAACAAAAACAACAGTGCTGATGTAATAGTCAGCTATTTGGAGATTACATCATGAGTAGATATATAGGACCTGCTCCAGGACAAAAAAACTTTTTCTACGGTTTTAGCCGTAGCAATGACGGAGAATTAACATTCACTAAAGTTGACTTTTTGGCTGGCTACGGACAAACAGTGGTAATTAATGATTTAGAACTACGCGAAGATCAAGAAGCACAGTATGATTTTCCAGGGTTTGATCAAGATTATTTTGATGGTAGGGGCTCAAATCACGAGTTAGTTAATCAAAGTTTGAAGTATGAGCAGTATAAGTTTAGAAGCGAAGATTTATATTATTTTGTTGATTCTGATGGGCAATTAGTAGTTAGAATCAATGAAGAATATACCTATCCAGCCCAAATATAAATATAGAATAAGGACTGAGGAACATGGCTGATTTTAAATTAGGAAGACTAAAATTTGTATGGAAAGGTAACTGGGCTACAGCTACCGCATACGTTAAAGACGATATTGTACGCTACGGCGGTAATGCGTTCGTAGTTGAAAGTGCTCACACTTCCGGCACATTTGCTACAGATTTGGCAGCAAACAGACTGACCAAAATTGCTGGCGGCACAGAGTATAAAGGTGATTGGACAACATCAACTGCGTACAAAGTTGATGATCTTGTCACATATAACGGTACTGTTTATAGAGCAAATCAAGATCATACTGCGGCAGGATCGTTTTTAACTGACGAATCTAAATGGAACGTATACACTAAAGGATTTAGTTACAGAGGTAACTGGGCAACTACAACAACTTACGCATTAAACGATGTTGCTAGAGTAGGTGGATACTTATATCAAGTAACAGATGCACACGTTAGTCAAAGTACATTTAATGCTGACAGTTCAAAATGGACTTTATTCTTACAAGGTATTGATTTCCAATCAACATGGACCACTGCCACTCTTTATCAGCCAGGTGACATTGTTAAATTTGGTGGGTATCTATATATTGCTAACACAGAACATACCAGTTCTGGAACAAAAATTAACACAACAAATTTTGACGTTCTTTTAGAAGGACAAAAAAATGCAGGAACATGGGCTAGTTCTGGAAATGTTTATAAGACAGGCGATGTAGTAGGATACGGAGCAAGAAGTTATATCTGTATACAAACTCATGATCAAGCAACAGACACAGCACCAAATCCTCCAGGTCCTGCAATCCCAATAATCCCAACTAATACTAATTATTGGAGTTTATTAAACAAAGGTCTTGACTATAAAGGTGCATGGTCAAGTAGTGACATTTATAAATTAGACGACGTTGTTGAATATAGCGGAAGCAGTTATGTTTGTATTCAAGCACATTCTGCATCAGCAGGCTTACCACCAAATACGGCAACAGCATATTGGAATTTATTATCTCAGGGTGATATTAGTAGCCCGATGACTAATACTGGCGATATGATATATCGTAACAGCGGCGGAAGCATAGTACGATTACCTGTTGGTGCTAGTGGATCATTCTTAGTAGTTAACAATGGAATTCCTAGTTGGGGTATTCAAAGCCCTGAAGACAATTATTATGTTGCATTAACTGGTAATGACAGTAATGATGGCCGTACTCCTGCAACAGCATGGCGTACTATTCAACATGCCGCAACACAAACTTATAATTCTGGGCAGTCTAAAATTAGTTTATTCTCAGGGGAATACTCAGAGCTATGCCCAATTAAACTCGGTCGCGGCGTATGTTTAGAAGGCGATGCATTGGGATCTGTTACTATCAAACCAGACACTACAACTGATAAAGGTTACGGTGTTGGCATAAGCAAAGACGGATCAACCCCTAACGCCAACAGTGATGTGTTTCACGTAAACAATGCGTCTCGTGTTAGAAATATTCAATTTAAGGATTTTGGCGCAGGCGCGGTGTGTGTTAGTTTAGATCCAGGTTACGGTCCTAACGATACTAGTGTTTGGGTCACTTCACAATCACCATACGTACAAAACTGTACATCGTTTACTAACGGCGGTACTGGTATGGTTATTGATGGCGCACTACACAATGGCGGATATAAGTCAATTGTAGCCAATGACTGGACACAGATTAACAGTGACGGTATTGGCGTATTAGCAAAAAATGACGGTAGAACTGAACTTGTAAGTTGTTTTACATATTACTGCTATATCGGTTATAAAGCTGAAACAGGCGGCAAGATACGTGCTGTACAAGGATCTAGTGCATATGGTGATTACGGTGCTTATGCAACAGGATTTAGTCAAAATGAAATACCATTAACTGGTAATATTAGACTACCAAGTGCAACAGTTAATAGTTTACAGACTGTTTCAGATAATGCAATTATTAATAGTCATTATATTGATGAAGATAAAAATGTTTATCAAATAGGATTTACAAATCCAATTATTAATATCAGTGAAGTTGATAGCACCCAAATAAGTAGTGTGCCAGTAGTTAATAATGCGGCTTCAGAAATGTTTATAGCCAAGTACGACACTGGATCTAATTTAGATTGGCAAAGCACTTTCACAGGACTATATGGGGAGTTAACTTGTGCTACTGATATATTAGGTGTAGTATATACTGGTGGTAGAATATATCAAAGCGGATCTTGGAAAGGCTTCATTATGAAGATTTCAAGTTCTGGTGATATTCAATGGCAGAAAATTATCACTGGTGCAGACAGTGTTACTGCAATCACAACTGACGGTACTAGCATTTATTTTACTGGTACAACAACAAGCGGTAGTACTGGGGCATATGTAAGTGCAATTGGTGCTGGCGGAGCTAGTTTAATATGGACTAAGGCATTAGATTTTAATGACAGCTCACAATTAAACACTGTACGTCCAACAGCGATTGTTTATGCCAGTGAACCAACAACTAGTGAAGATACATATGCGGCAGCAGGTGATATAGACGCTGAAAGTAAATTATTTGTAGCATTAAAAGATGACACAAACAATGCTACATTTATTGCTAGATTAACTATAACTGGTGTATTTGAAACTAGTTACAATTACGGACAAAATTTTGAATTTAAACACTTATGGTTAGACACTGGTAACGGTGACGGAATCTATATGTTAGGTGCAGGTAAGGCACTAAATGCAGGATATACATATGCCTTAACAACATTAACATATGGGGCAAGTATTAACGCTACCTATGCAAGTTTAAGTGCAGGAACAGGTAATAGTGGAGCAGATCAACTAGTATTAAATGGTTCTGGCTCTAGTGATCTTAATCAACAAGGCGATGTAATTAAAACACGTAAAATCCTTGGTGTAAGCTCAGGCGCAACGGCAACGATTGTTAGTTATGATGGTGCTACTGCAGGATTAATTAAAATTAGTATTCAAAATCGTGTAGGATCTTTTACACCAGGCGAGCAACTACAACTTTATCAGGCCAGTGTTTATCAACCTTTCCTAGCACGTATAACAATGGGCGGAGCAGTAGCATGGCAACATAGAGTAGATGCCATTGACGGTGGTGAATTTAATTACGGATTTGCACAAGGCAATGATGTATATGCTGCTGGTTATGTTATTGATGACATTAATACTGATATTAGACGCAGTGGATTCTTAACTAGATTTGCCAGCAACGGAACGTTAGCATGGCAAAGAAGTGTTTCAAATGCTACAAATTATAGTGAACTTCGTGGAATTGGACTTGACGGTGTAAACGTAGTATCGTCAGGATATATTGATGGCAACGATGCGTTATACTTAAACACAGATAGAAGTGGAACTACATTTGGCTCAGTAGCAGGATACACTTGGACCACAACTACGTTAACTACATCTGCTCCAACAATCGCTTTAAGGACTATACAAGCATTGTATAATCAAACAGTAACATTTACGATTGCTGACAGTGCAACAGTCGCAGACCAAAGTCCAAGTACAACATCAGCGGTTGTAGCTACACGTAGTGGATTTAGTGGTTTAGGTAGAGGAATTACATTTGCTGTTGATAATGTTATAAGAGAACCTAAGAAAGGCAGTGTATTTCATATCAACGGAAATGAAAATACATATTTCATTATTGATGTTACTGCATATGATTCTGGAACAGATCAAGCTACAATTACATTAGATCCTCCTATTGTATCTAGTTTAATTCCAACTGATAATGAAAGTGTTACAATACGTGAGGCATATAGCCAAGTACGTATGACTGGTCATGATTTCTTAGATATTGGTACTGGTAATTTTGCTGAAACTAATTATCCTGTAATCATTGCAGCGGATTACACAATTCAACCTGACCCAGACAAAGAAATATTTGAAGCTGACGGTGGACGTTGTTTCTATGTAACCACAGACCAAGATGGTAACTTCCGTGTTGGTCCATACTTTAAGGTTGAACAAGCTACAGGTCGTGCTACATTAAGTTCTGAAGAGTTTGACTTAACTGGTCTTAACGAACTGCAACTTGGTAGTATTCGTGCTGGTAAGAGAGGAGCTACAATTAGTGAATTCTCTACAGACGGAACTATGGCTGGAAATAGTGACAGTGTTGTACCAACTGAAAAAGCACTTGTAACATATGTAACTACACAACTAGCTAGTGGCGCGGCACAGGGTTATAAACTTAAAGATGCTAACGATAATACAAGCATAAACGTTGATACAGCAGGTAATGGTAGTGCCGACACTATTGTTATGACAACTGCTGGATCAACAAGATTAACTGTACATAGTTCAGGCCAAATAACTGCGGCAAGTACATATGCTCCAAGTGGAACTTACGATTTAGTAACTAAAACATACGTTGATACTGCGTTAGCTGGACTAAGTCAAAATAGCATTTCACAACTTAATACTAATTTAACAGTAACAGATTCTGGTACTGGTAGTATTAGTGCAACTGTTGACGGGACATCAAGATTAACTATTGATGCTACTGGTATAACAGCAAATGGCGTCAATTTCGTTGGCGCACTTACAGGCAACGCATCTACAGTAACTAATGGTGTTTACACTACTGGCGATCAAACTATTGCTGGAACAAAAACATTTAGCGGATCTATTGTAGCAAGTAACACTATTAGTGGATCAATAAATGGCAATGCTGCCACAGCAACTTACGCCAGTGCCGTAACACTTACTGCTGATAACTCCACAAATGCTACAAATTATCCATTATTTGTAAATGCAGCCACTGGAAACTTATCTCCTCGTACTGATACTGGATTCACTTATAATCCAAGTACTGGTGAATTAACGTCTGTTTTAGTAACAGCAAGCTCTGATGAAAGATTCAAAACTGATATTGAAACTATTACATCGGCACTTAACAAAGTTTTACAATTACGTGGTGTTATGTTTACTAGAACAGAAAATGGCAACAGAGAAATGGGCGTAATTGCTCAAGAAGTTGAAAGAATTATTTCAGAAGTTGTCACTACAAATAGTGAAGGGTTTAAAAACGTTGCTTACGGTAATATAGTCGGTCTGTTGATTGAAGCAATTAAAGAGCAACAAACTCAAATTGATTATTTAAAAACAAAGGTTGAATAAAAATGGCAACATTAGGCGCAACACAGATAACTGATTCCTCAGGGCAAGCATTAGTCCGTTCATCAGGCTCATTAATAAATGTGTCAACCCTGGTATACACGCCACAAGTTAGCATCAGTCCTGCTGGAGATGCAACGCTGTTTAGTGTAACTTATAATAAAATTTTAAGTTCATCAGCTAGTGATTTAGTAATTAAACTTGATTGCAGGGGGTGCGGCCCATATTCAGGAGTTTGCGGAACATATCTATCAGTTGCAGGGGTTAGAAATTACAGTTACAGTTATCTTTACAGTAATGGTAGTGAAATGACAATGTTACATGGTATAGCAAATTGGACCGGTGTTGCTGCCGGAAATAATACAATTACGGTTGGTTGGTACGCATATACTGGTGGGACCGGAGAAGCACCGTTTAGCATTTTAAATCCAAATGCAGGTCAAACTGATTCAAGATTTAGAGATCAAGATTCCACAATAACTGTTTGGGAGTATAAGATATGAGATTGACTGCTACGGAAGTTCAAACTACCTCAGGTGATACCGTTTTAAGAACCAGTGGCGCCTGTGTTGGTACCTATATAATGAGTAGAGATACTGAGCAAGCCCTAAGTAGTTCATCTAACGGTGTACATTGGACTACATCATTTACTAAAAAATATGGAGCAGTAACAAAATTAGTCGTTATGGCAAAATTAGCGATGGCAAGTTGTTACAATGGAAATTGTGGACATTATATAGAAGTTGGGGGTACGAGAAATAATTCTTTTAATTATGATTACGACTCTTGGTGTCAAAGTGATAATGCAGTATACGGTACTAGTGAATACACTGGTATTGCTGCCGGAACGGTAACAATCACTATTGGTTGGCAACCAAATGATGGATCTTCAAACTTGCCATCATACTATGAAAACCCAGCAGGCGGCCGAGGGGATAGTCGTAGAAGACCTAATGGTTCTAGAATAGTAGTGTGGGAGATCGTGGCATGAAATTAACATCTTTTGGGGTAACTGACAATTCAGGAAACGTCATAATACCTGCTTCTGGAAGTCAAATAAATGTCACCACGTTAGTTTGGTCCACTGAAGTGACTCCGTCATCGGGTGCAAGTGGGACTTTGTTATCTGGAACATTTACAAAAATTGGCGGGACTGAAACTAATCTTATTGTGTCGGCTAGAATTAATGGTAATGGAAGATCTGCAGGTGTGTGCGGATCTTACATACAAATTGCTGGTGTAAATAATTACACATATAACTATGTTTACGATAATTGGAGCACCGGGGATCAGTGTTATCATGGCATTGATATATGGACGGGCATTACTGCAGGAACGCAAACAGTCAATGTTGGATGGGCAACTAATGATGGCGCTGGAGGAAATTTACCATTTGTATATGTTAATCCAACAAATGGAAGAACAGATAGTAGACATAGAGCACAGAGCTCTTATGTTGTAATTTGGGAAGTAAAAGCCTAAGTAAGGCTAAGTAAATCATAAGAATTAACGGAGATTAAAATGGCAATTAGTTTAAGAGAAGCGACTGAGGTATTACACAAATATTATCCAGGACAAAAATGGAGATGTGCTGAACCTATTACTGATAGTCCAGCCCAATTAGATAGTTTGGGTAATCTTATTGCTGGATTACAATGGTATGACGAAAACACGATTCCAAAACCATCAGTAGCAGAATTAGAAGCGCACTGGACAGTGTATCGACAAACAGGCGAATATGTACAAGAATTTCCTGCATTGCCTAAAGATAAAAGAGGGCCATTCGTAGGAAAAACTTCAGAATATGCACAGGCTCTTCTAGCAGATAGTGATTGGGCAGCATTACCTGATACAAATTTAGTTAATCAGCAAGATTGGAATAATTATCGAAATGCACTAAGAGCTATTAGATCAAATCCTACGGAAAACCCACAGTGGCCTACTAGACCACCAGCAATTTTTGCTTAATATTAAAATAAAAACCGCGTTTAACGCGGTTTTTTATGATACTAATTTCCAAGAATTTGTTTCTATATCATATTCATTAAGCGACGGAACATCATTACTAATATTGATCCAAAGATCTCCATGTTGTAATTGGCTATGATCTAATCTAAATTTTGGTGGATTAGATGATACAATGGGATCTATTTTTTTTATATCAGTTAATATATGATATTTTTCAATAATTGTTTCATCAGCATCAATCACTCCCCATTTTGATTTAGGGCAATAACTTGAACTTAAAGTCACTTTAGCGGGCATAAAGCAATTACATACATTACAAATTTTAACTATGTTGTTTAATTGATTACAATTTTTACAAATTTCATATCTTTGCGTTGCCTGTTCTTTATTAACAAATATTTTCATTCATTAATACCTGTAACAAATACGTCAAACGCTATAGCTAATCGATACCCATCGCAACTAAAAGGATATGCTTGATGTGTTACCCAAGAAGGAAAAATTATCAAATCGCCTTCTTTAGGAATAAAAATTTTTGTTTGATCAAACCCGTACCACGAAGACTCAACTGCTGAATTATGGAAAACTAATGCTCCTTCAGGTTCAACTAAATTTTTTGGAACTGCGGCATAATATATTCCTGTAAACGCAGAATTTCTATGTAAATGCGGACATTGAAAATTTCCTTTTCGGTACAATACAGACCAGCTATTGATCTGTAAATTGACACCGGTTGGTGGATTATGATTTTGCCCAGTTAACGGACTAAACGTTAATTTAATAGATTCCTGTGCGTAGATGTCAATAGAAGGCATAATAATGTCTTCTTTTAAAAATTTTATGCAGGGTTCATTTTGATCTAAAATGCCATTGCCAGGCCAGGTGGGTTGCCACCCACCAATGGTTCCTTTATGTAATGTTAAATTAGCGTCACCCAGTGTACCTTCTATTTCTTTGTTAAGAACAAAATTTAAAATATCTTGATTGAGGATTTCTGTACCTGGAAAATTTCCTTTAAAAATCAATTGAGGAAAATAATGTCCAAATTGAACATTTGCTTGTTGTCTTACATACTTGCTCATATTTCTTCCAACTGTTATGTACAATTATATAGCGTATGATCATAGTGAAAACTAAGATTCTTGAAAGATTTCTTGATTTATTTCAAATAAATATACTATCAAAGGATAGTGTATGCCAAAGACTCGAGTAAAATCAGGGCAGTTAGCCGCTAGATTACAATTTTCAGGTAATCAAGGGATAGTTTTTCCAGTAGGCGGCACTGCCAACAGACCCCCAAATCCACTTGCAGGCGAAGTCCGTTATAATACGGATTTAAATGTCTTTGAAGGTTACACTGGTACCGCATGGGGAACGATTGGCCCATATCCTTTTGCTACAGTTGAATATTTTACAGGCGATGGATCATCAGCTGCCTTCAACCTAGCTAACACACCTACAAATCCAGATTTTTTAATTGTGACTATTAATGGAGTCACAATGCGTTACGGTTTAGATTTTGATCTAGACTTACCTAATAGAATACGTTTTATAAACACTGAAGACAGTAGCGATAACCCACCATTAGAAAATGCTGAAATTACTATTAGAACATTTCAGCCTATTACCAGTGCTAGTATCCCAGCAGGTAGTATCACTACAAATGAGTTAGCTACGACTGGCAAGTCTGTAGGTACTATACAAGTTTTAGGCACTGACAGTGGTGGCGATTTAGCATTTTATAATTTTCCAGAATTAAATCCTAATGTTGGCGGCGATTTAGAAGGCAAAATAGACAATGCACAGATAAAAGCCAACACTATTGGCATTAGAGAATTAAAAGTCAGTGATGGATTAATAGGACAAGTATTGGCCACAGACGGTCAAGGCAATTTAAGTTTTATTACTGTTAGCGGAGGTAGTGGAGGAGGCGGAGGTGCTAGTAGCTTCTTTGATCTTACTGGTGTTATTGGTTTAGGACAAATTAGTGATGATTTTATCACACAAGACAAATTAAACATTACAGGTACTGCTACTAATGGTTATGTATTAAGCACAGATGGTTCAAATTTAGTATGGTCACCGTTAGTAACTAGTAATATTAATTCAGGCGCCGCAGGCAAAATAGCATATTATCCTAGCGCAGGAACTACGATTGATGACATATCTGCGTTAACATGGAATGGTGCTAACACAAGGTTAGAAACTACCGGAACATTTTACGCTACTGGTCAAAAAAATTACATGCGTTTCCATTGGGACACGCTGGCCGATCTACAATCAGAAGTAAGTCCCGTAACTTGGCATGGCATGATTGTACATGTTCACGATACAGGTAAAGTATACTATGCACATGCAGGGCAATGGGTCCCACTGGCTAGTGAAAGTGCATTACCAAATACTTTTAGTACTATAGCAGTAGCTGGTCAAAACGGTGTAGTAGCAGATTCAACTAGTGATACATTAACGCTAGTAGCAGGATCAAATGTAACTATTACTACTAATGACTCTACTGATACAATTACTATCAGCTCATCTGCTGCTTCAAATACATTTAGTTCTATAGCAGTAGCAGGTCAGAACACAGTGGCCGCAGATTCAACTACTGATACATTAACACTAGTAGCAGGCACCGGCATTAGTATTACAACTAATTCAGGCACTGACACTGTAACAATTACCAATACTGGATCTGCATCAAACACATTTAGCTCAATTGCTGTAGCTGGTCAAACCACAGTGGCTGCTGATTCAACTACTGACACGCTGACTTTTGCCGCTGGTTCAGGCATGACCATTACCACTGATTCTGTAACTGACACTATAACAGTTACTAACAGTAGACCAGTGTTTACCAGCGTTGCAGGTGATACTGGTACAAGAAGTGCCTCCACAACATCTGACACACTAACAGTTACAGGTGGAACTGATATTGTAACCAGTATAGTCAACGGGGCCTTAGTTATTGATTATAACGGTACACAAGGTTTATCAAATGCATTTAACACAGTAGCAGTTACTGGACAAACAAATGTTGTAGCATCTGGTAATGCTACATTAAACTTTGTTGCTGGTGCAAACGTAACTATTACCACTAACCCTGCAACAAATAGTGTTCAAATTAGTGCCGCAGGTGCAGGCGGAGGTGGCGGTGTTGCTTCGGGAACTGCTAGCCACTTGGCATTTTATGCTACCACTGGTTCTACTGTCAGTGGCACTGGATCAAATTTAACTTGGAATAGTGGAACCAATACCTTAACAGTGGCAAATCTTGCAGTTACTGGCACAATTGGTAATATAACTACAGGCACTATTAGTTCTGGTAATATTACAAGTAGCGGCACAATAACTGCCAATGCAATTCAAAGCAGTGGTACTGGAACACCAACATTTACCAGCGGTAATGATATTGTTTTTGCACCTACTGGTGTAGTCAGCGTAAGCAATAAAAAGATTTCAAACTTAGCAACACCAACATCTAACAGTGATGCAGCCACAAAAGCATATGTTGATACAGCGATTACTAACGCCGCTGATGCTAACACTACATATACTATATCTGCAGAAACTAATGCAGGCGGAGCAAATTTAAGATTAACGGGCTCAGATGCCAGCACTGATAATGTAACTATTGCGGCTGGCACAAATGTAACTGTAACTAGAACAGATGCAAATACTATTACTATTGCCAGCACCGCAGGCGGGGCAAGTAATTTAGATGGACTGTCTGATGTAACTATTAATCTTGGTAGTATTACTGCTGGACACATACTTTATTATAACGGCAGTCAGTGGGTAAACTTTGATCAAGGTTCCCCAGCAAGGACTATTGATAGGTTATGGCCATCGGCGCAAGAATTTGTAGTTACTAATACTGGATCTACAGCATATTTGTTAACTGGAACTACAGGTAATAATCCAACTATCTATTTCTGGAACGGACACACTTATGCCTTTAAACTTGTAGGCATCAGCAGTCACCCATTCTTAATACAAACAGCAGCCGGTGCAAACTATGACACAGGACTAACACACGTGGCATTAGATGGTACTATTAGTACAGGATCATCAGCACAGGGCAAAACATCTGGCACACTGTACTGGCAAGTACCAAATACTATCAACGGAAATTATAGATATATTTGTTCTATTCACCCTAATATGGTAGGAACAATAACAATTAAAGATATGGCGTCACAATAATGAGTACTGAAGACATTAACAAAGCAGTTGTAACGCTGAAAAAAGGCGTAGATGTAGATGCATTTATTGAAGATATGGTCAGCGGATCTAACCATAATCAATGGATGCCTAATCGTAGAGTTGAACTTTATAACGAAAAAATTGACAGTAAACGAAATGTAGATTTTGTTTTGACACAAAATGAATCTGAACAACTAAAAAGTGACCCTAGAATTGTTGATGTTCGTTGGGGCACAAAATTAGAAAACGGTATTGCACCTAGAAAACTAGCAGTTGATTCCAGTAGAACTTACAGTAGGACTTCAACACAAAATAATACACATTATAATTGGGCCATTCCAGCAGTTTCAAATTCAGTAAATCCATTTGTAACAACATCTTTAAGTTTTGCTCAACAATATACACTAACTGGGTCAAATGTAGATGTTGTTATACAAGACAGTGGTATAGATGTTAATCACCCAGAATGGTTAAACCCAGCAGGGTCTAGTTCAAGACTACAACAAATAGATTGGCCAACAGCGGCTAATTTAAGTGGAACTTATACACAAAATGCCAATCATTACACAGACAGCGACGGGCATGGTACTCATGTAGCTGGCACTGTAGCAGGTCGACTCTATGGTTGGGCTAAAGACTCTAACATATATGCTATAACTATTATTGATAATGCGGCTGCTTACGGAATCAGCGCCAGTTTTAACTTGATCAGAGGCTGGCATAATGCTAAAACTAATGGTCGTCCAACTATTGTAAACATGAGTTGGGGATATTTTTCTTATTATGAAAATATTATCAGTGGAAATTATCGAGGAACGCCTTGGACCGGTACTGGTGTAAACAGTGCTTATGGCATGTTAGCCAGTGCTTATAATTATAATTCTGTTGATGATCTATATTATCATCCAATTAGAGTAAGTTCTGTTGATGCAGATATTGAGGATTGTATTGACGACGGTGTTATACTTGTGGCTGCGGCTGGAAATGACGCACATAAAATGGATGTGTCCGGCGGTACAGATTATAACAATTATTATGTAAGTAGTCTTTTTGGTAATAGATATTATCACAGGGGTGCAACACCTAATGGCCCAACTGGCGTCATCAGTGTTGGTAGTATAGGCCTAAGTCTTACTGAACAAAAAAATGAATTTAGCACCTGCGGACCAGGCGTAAATGTGTATGCTCCAGGAGAAAGTGTTCAAAGTGCAATGCCGGTAGGAGCCGCATTAAGTGCAGGTGCAGTTAACTATCCTTTAAACAGCAGTTTTAGAGCTAAAAAAATCAGTGGAACAAGTATGGCTAGTCCGCAAGTATGTGGTGTTTTAGCATGTTTATTAGAAGCAAGACCTTGGTACACTGCCGCAGACGCAGTTCAGTGGATAGCAGAAAGTGCCACAACATCAAGACTAACAAATTCTGGTGGTTCGTACACAGATTTTACCAGTTTACAAGGTGGTCCTAATAGATACCTTTATCAACCATTTAATACCAGTACAGTTTTCTCGTTAACAAACGGTTTAGCTATTGGATAAATACTGATGGAGAACTGAAAAATGACTAGTAATGCTCGAATCATAGCCGACGGCGGTGGTGGAGGGGGCGGTGGAGGCGGCGAATACGCTGGAACCGTTAACGACACGTACCATGCTGTTAAGGTCGACGATGATGGAATGCTAATTTATACTCGTATAGAATTCAACGACACCACCGAAGCCGTAATTAACGACAATGTTGATTATGAATGGAAAGGTGTTCAAGACAACTATAATAATTATGATCCAGTGACTGGGATTCCTAGATCTGATTATTATGATCAATATAGATTTTCCGGACGTAAAGAAACGTATTTTATAGATGATAATGGTGATTTGATTGTGAGGTTTGATAAATCTTACACATACACCGGCCCAAAATAAATAGAAATATTAAGGACAGAAGATGGCAGATTTTAACCTTGGTAGGATTAAATTTAAGTGGAAAGGCACATGGGTTACAGCCACTGCCTACGTTAAGGATGACGTAGTTTTCCATGGCGGTTCAGCATATGTGGTAAAGATAAACCACTCAAGCACTACGTTTGAAGCTGATTTAACCGCAGCTAGATTGGAACTCATGACTGAGGGTGTGGAATACTTAGGTACATGGGCGCCTAATACTTCCTATAAGAGAAATCAGTTATTCAACTACC